TGGTAAATCGGATTGCCTTGGGCATGGTAATTGACTGATACTTGGTTAAGTGTACAGAACCCTATATTGAATAAGTATTGGGGATGGCTGAATTCAATCTTGAACAGATTCGGATATTTAAATAGGGCATTCATCATCGCCTCGTCATATTCCGGATGCATGCCAGCTTTTAGCGACGTGATGATGCGCTGTAACAATTGCGATTCTTCGAATGACTTCGAAATGAAACTGTAATTAAAGTCAAATGTGCGGAATTGGATTGATCGAAATTGCGCCGACACGAAAGGGTTGCGTGCGCGTCCTAGTGTGTTGAGAATTTTCCCACCGACACCAACCGAATCGGCAGAGTCAAGCATGAGTGCCGTCAGATACCGTTTGCTCGTGTCACCCACATTGCCCGCATTATAGGCTTCCATGACGGAGTCGCGAATCGATTGGGCAACTGCACCAATGCCTTCCGTCGCTGCCTTCATTCCTAGATTCGTGATGCGATCAGATGTCATAGAACCCAAGGCACCAAGTTCTAGCGTATCCCAGTCAGCCGCATAGAAAGTTTCTAGGTTTGTCGGGATCGGTAACGTGACGGAATTGCCGGTGCGCTTGGGAGTTGCCGACTCGTTCGCCGTTACGCGATGGTATTCATATTCGGTGATGACGATCCAGTTACCGGACGTGGCGTCGTGGTCACTCGGATATCGCAAATTACCGAATTTGCCTTGCTCGCTTGGTACTTGTGGGGAAATTACGTCTGTCGTCGCCATGTTGCAGCTAAATATTAGAGGTTCATAGTATTTAGCGCTGAAATGGTAAATTTATACAAAAACGTCGAGCCTCGAATTTTCCGTCCAAAGCATCCGGAAAAGTATGTCGGTGACGTCAATAACATCGTAGCCAGAAGTGGACTGGAATTGCGTTACATGAACTATTTTGATTCGAACCCCAATGTTAAAAGGTGGATGAGTGAAGAGATATACATTCCGTATATTTCCCCAGTCGATGGAAAACGTCACAGATATTTTGTTGACCTGATGGTTGAGACGGTTGACGGAAAAGTCTTCGCAATTGAAATCAAGCCAAACTCAAAGAAGTTTCCGCCAAAACAAGGCAAGAATAAGAAGCGATACTTGATGGAATGTGCGGAATATGCGATTAATCAGGCGAAATGGGCGGCGGCAGAGAAATATTTCAGTGAAAAGGGAATACAATTTATTGTCGTCGGTGAGAAAGAAATCTCTACAAAGTGGTAACAAATGATCAAGACCATTCAAAACATCATCAATGAAGCGTTCCGGGCTGGTCGCGTTCTACAAAAGAACCGGGAATCGCTGGATTGGTTGGCACGGCGCGCGCGCAACATGCGCTATTCGCCGTCCTCGTTCGTTCGTGAGAAGGGACAGAAATACGCGAAAAACATTCGCTTTGGCCGGATGTACACTTATTTCTATGATCCAAAATACAAGTTTGAACTTCCGTATTTCGACCGGTTTCCGTGTATTTTCGTCATCGACGCAGACAAAGAAAGTTTTCTTGGCCTCAACCTCCATTACCTCGACTACAAGTCGAGGGCGGAATTGCTTGACGCCTTGTTCAAGTTGGAAAACAACGCGAGAATTCCGTCAAGGAAGAAACTGGAAATCAGCTACGGAATCATCAAGTCATTCTCAAAATCCAAACTGGCGGCTCCTTGCATCAAGCGATATCTACATGGTCATGTCCGTTCTCGTTTCATCGAAATTGATCCAGACGAATGGCATATCGTGGCAATGCTCCCGCTTCAGACATTCGACTCCTACGACAAGACCGGGAAGAATTTCCGCAAGTATTCTGCCTCGGCTGTCTGGAAGGATTCTAGAAGGAAAGCGCGGTAATGTTCAACATCGCTGATTTTATAGCCACCTTAAACGAGGGGAATTTCGCGAAAACGGCGCTATTCGACGTTATCGTCACGCCTCCACGCACCATGTCTACCGATATGGGCGAACTGTACGACTTGACCTATCGTTGTGAGGCAACCGACTTGCCCGGACGCAACGTCCTCACCTATGACTCGATCATCTACGGACTTCCGACAAAGATTGCCTATGGTTCATCCGTCAATGACGTTACCTTGTCGTTCATCTTAAGCGAAGACTATCGGGAGAAGATTTTCTTCGAGACATGGATTGACAAGATAACAGGAAACTACAGAACCGGCGAAGTATCGCAGAATATGTTCGAGATTGGTTATTATAAAGAGTATATTGGCGGCCTCCTCATTCGCAATTACACCGAAACAGGGGAAGTCGTCAAGGAAACAGAGCTAGTAGAGGCATATCCAATCAACATCGGAAATGTTTCTCTAAACTGGCAGAATGGCGCGGAAATCGCAAAACTTCCCGTCACATTCGCATATCGTTATTACGTAGACAAGGAATAACATGCTTCCAAAAATTCAGACACCAACATTTGAGACGACATTACCGCTAACGGGAAAGAAGATAACATATCGTCCGTTCTTGGCCAAGGAAGAAAAGATTCTTCTAATGGCCTTGGAATCGAACGACGACAATAACATTCGTCGAGCAATCATTCAAATTATCAACAATTGCATCCTCACCGAAGGAATCGACATCGAAGAACTGCCTTCGACGGACATCGAGCACATGTTCTTTCTGTTGAGGAAATGTTCGGTTGGTGAAGTCATCGAAATGTACATGAAGCCGAATCAGGATTGCTCGGAACCGGCATGTCCCAAGCAGGTCAAGGCAACCTACAACCTCAACGATGTCAAGGTCATTCGCGATTCTTCCCACACGAACAAGATTCAATTGACAGACGAAATCGGCGTCGTCATGAAGTATCCGAAAATGACGATGATGATGGAAGAATCCGGCGAAGGTTCAAAGGTCGATAGGACGTACAAGCTAATCGCAGACTGTATCGAGAAAGTCTATGACTCCGAGACGGTTTACGACATGAAGGATGTGAGCGAGAAAGAGCGCGTCGAATGGCTTGAGGGCCTAGACAAAACCCACATGGAGAAAATTTTCAAATTTTTCGAGACGACGCCATATCACCAGATTGATGTGACGGCGGCGTGCGAGAAGTGCGGCAAGACGTTTGAATATCAATTGAAGGGTCTATCCGATTTTTTTACCTTTTGATGTGCCACAATAGTTTGTCGAACTATTACGTGGTTAGTCATATGCTTAAGCATGAATTCGGATATAGCCTAACGGAACTCGAAAATCTTTTGCCATTCGAAAGGGATTTGTACATTGACTTGACGATTGCAGATATAGAAAACAAGAGGCAACTGGAAAAAGATGCGCTCAAATCAGGATAGCGGCGGCGTAGACGAAAATCGCCTACGCCAGATCATACGAGAAGAATTGCACGACATGTTCTATGGCGGGGAGCCGGAACAGTCTTCGGGCGGTCACATGCCCGATCCGCTGGTAAACAAGGTACGGTTCCGGAACCGTCGCCGCATGGCGTGGTTGTCGTTCTTCTCTATGATTGCCGCTACCATGCTGATCTTCTTTTATGTCCCTGCCCAAAACGTGAACCACTACGAAGTCATCATCGCGTGGTTCTACGGTACGCTGTCGTCAATCATCATTACGTACATGGGCGTCACCATACTTCCGTATTTTGGAAAAGGCGGCGGTCAGTCAGCACCTCATCATGGCAATAATCCATACCAGCCTCGCCCGCGTTTAAATCCCATCAATACCACGACGAATCAATACAGACAAGGCGGAGCATACGACGATGAACGCTAAAATCAGGTTGCCTCCCGTCTCGAAGGTGGAACAAGACATCTTACAAATCGAAGCGGCGCGCCATTTCTTGGATAAACAAATCCAAGAAATTCAGAATTCGAATGCGTCATGGTTCCGGAAATTCGTCGATATCTCGAAGGCGGAATTCGCCAGACAGAAGCTCGGAAGCTACATCGTCCAAGGAGTCCAGACCGGCGATACCGAATTGTTGAGCGAAGTTGCGAAGGATGTTCGCGACTACACGATGACCATGAAGGACGCACTGAAGCCGGTTGCCGATACCATCAAACCACTGCGGCAAGTCATCAAAAAAACTGCATCGCTCGTCGATAATATCGCGACAACATCGTTTGCCGACTTGGCGAACCAACCAATCAGCAACGAGAAGCTCGAACAAATCCTCGAAGTCGCGACCGACACCCGCAACATTTCGAGAAATGATCAAGTTCCGCTCCTCGAAAAAATTCACTCGGTCCTCCAATCGAACCAAGAAAGGCAGGATCGGGAAGACTCCCGCGCCCACGAGGAACGCCGCGAAAGTCGCCGCGACATGATGATTTTCATGCGCAAATTCATTGATGGATTTGCGGACAAATTTCAATTCGGGTTCAAGGGCGGCGGAAACACCATCGATTTTGTCGGAACTTTCCGCGACAAGGCATTCTCGATTCTGCGAATTCTCATGGCTCCCGAGTCGTTTGCAATTGGCTGGACTGGTGCCCAACTAATGAAACTCCATGGCATGGTATACGGGGCCGTCACCACACTATTCAATCGTGTCATCGGAACGGTTGTCAAGCGGTTTCCCCTCATCGCTATGGCGGCAGGAGTTTATCAATCAGTCACCGATTACTTGGAAACTGCCATTAAAAAGGAAGCCTTCAACACGTCTGAAGTGTCTGCGGGCCTTGCTGGTGCATTGGCTGGAACAACGAATGATTTCAGGGGGAAGATGGAAAACGTCTTGAAGGGGGCTGGCATTGGTGCCGGTATCGGTATGATTGGAGGGCCTATTGGTGTGATTGCCGGTGCCATCATCGGCGGTGGTCTCGGTCTTCTGTTCAACCATCTCGGACCGGAGAAGATTGCCCAGTGGCTAGACGATGCCGGAACTGCGGTTCGTCGCGGCGCGGAATTCTTCCTAGGCTTCAGCTTGATTGATGAGGCGGACCTTCGTTCGCGTATCGATCAGACGCAGGCACACCTAGACGAAAAACAGAAGGAATTCAACGAGAAGAATGCGGAGTTGTTGCGTCTCAATGAGGTTCTGCGCGATGCCATGGCGCGAGGCGACACGCAACTCATCGAAGCGACGAAACAGAAAATCGATGATGTCAAGGACTCGATAGAGAAAATCCAAGCGAATATCGAGCGCGACAAGACACTATTGGCAGAGTATACCGATGAACTTGTCAATGGTCCAAAGACTTTGTGGGGATGGTTTGGCGATCAATACCGCAATTTCTCGGAATTCATCGACGGTTTCTTCATTGACCTTGAAAAGAAAGTGAACGAATACAAGGACGCATTCATCGAATACATTAACAATTGGTGGGAAAACTCCTACATCAAGTCATTCATGGATGGAATTGCCGACAAATTCAAGTCGATTATGGAGTCAATCGAAGCCAAATTCAAATGGATTGACGAGAAGATCAACTATTTTTGGAGTTGGCTGAATTGGGGCAACGAGGAAAAGAAGGTGACGGCGGCACCACAGCCTCCGAAACAGGTTCCCCTTGCCGTGCAGAGAATCGAGGATGCGTTTGCCGCCGATGGATTCCGGAACAATGCCCTTTATCCCAGTGCGCAATCACGGACGGTTGGCCTGAGGACGACATTGCAGCAAAAGCAGTTTGAGGAAGCATTGCGGCGTCGGGCTGAGCAATTGCAGTTGATGAATATCAACAATTCAACGAATACCGTGGTTAATTCGCCAGTCAACAATACAATTACGAGTCGTCCAAATCCGGTTGATACTTCAACTAATCTATACTATTAAAAAAGGGGAGCGTTTCGCTCCCCTTTTTTCATTCGATATCTTCCAGAATTTTTTCTAGATCGAAGTCATCATCAAAGTCGTCCGAAACGGCAGCATCAATCGCCTTTTTTGGCGCGTCAGACTTCGCTTCGAAAGCACCATCATCATCGGTGGCTGGCTTTGTCTTTTGCGCTGGCGCTGCCTTGAGATCGGATACGACACCAGCATCAAGAACCCGATTAAGCTCCTGCTTGAGTTGTTCGTATGTCTTGTAGTTGGCCGGGTCTAGGAATTCTTGTAGAGAATATTCCTGCTCCCAGATGCGCTCAATTTCCTCTTCGTCGTCGGAAATCGGCGTACTGTCCAAAAAGACAGAATCGTCGTAGTTACGATACCCAGCAACGTTCTTGATCACGAGCCGGAAGTTCTTTCCATCCCAGAAATCGAAAACATCGCAGGGCGCTTCACCGAGTCCTTCGTCTGGCGATAGCTGTGCCTCGATTTTTGACCAAATCTTGGGGCCGTACCGGTAAAGGAATACCTTGCCCTCATTTTCTGGATTCGCGGGGTCTTTGATTACGAGGATATTCGATACGAAATTCGTTGACCGCTTCTGCTTGCGGGCCTGTTCCTTGGCGTCTTCCGTGCCAACCTCGTTCCAGAGATAGTTATTATATTCCGAAACGGGATCGGGAAGTCCGAGGGTTGTCAGTGAATTGTTGATGTACCACTTGCCAGTGGGGCCTTGGAAGGCGTGGGAGAAGTAACGAACAAATGCCGTTCCGTCTTCGCCGTCAACCTTCGGTGCGGGAAGGAACCGGATGATGGCACGCCCGTTACCAGCCTTATCAACCGCCGGATACCAGAATCGAGAATCTTCCTCTTTTGTGAACTTCTTTCCGCTAACGTTCTTTGCTTGCTTTACGAGTTGTTCTAGACGAGATTGCTTGTTTTTCTTGAGATCAGATAGAGTTACCATGTGTTTTCCGTAGTTTCTATAAATTTTCCGTTGTACTGCCGACTAAGGGCTCATTATTTAGCGTTCCCTAGAAGAATTTCCCTAATCTTCTTGTCATCGGTGGGAAGGAAGGGCGATAGCTTCTGAAAGAACTTACCGGTCTCATTCATCAGAGGGTCTTTTGACCAATCCCAATAACGATCAAGTCGCAAGGCGCGATACACGACACACAGATGAACGAGACTAACCTTCTTACGAAGATATAACTTGTATATGAGGTTCGATTCCTTGTCAAGTAGGTTTTTGATGCCGTGCTCGTTTTTTAGCTGCGTCAGTGTGTATGAGACACGGGCAAATTCGTCGTCGTAGTCATAAATTGCGTCGAATGCTTCCCGGCTCTTATAGTTGCCGATCCAACTATCAATGCGAGAATTTTCGGCAAAGGATTTGACAAAATTAGCCAAGATAAACTTCATGGCTCGCTCTTCGTTCACGAGCCGCGCCGCCAATGTCTTGTATGCCAATTCGTTTGGCTTCACTTCCTGAATGTTCGTCTTTCCGTTGTAGCGGAAATAATCATAATCAGACGTGAAATGAAGACGCAACGCCACGAAAAGTTGCTTCAGACGCAATGCAGACAACATCAGAACAGGGAAACCTCGTCCTTTTTGATCAAGTTCAATTCGACTGCTTCTGCCTCGATTTTCTCAATTATCTGCCGTGACAGAAGGCTTGTCACGATTTCAAAATCGAGTTCCTTTTTCTGGCACAGTTCAAGAACCGCGTCGATGTACGACGAATTGCACTTGGCAACAAATTCTTGAACCTCCAAACTGAATTTTTCTTTGTTTAGTACCGTTATTTCGTCCATGGGTTCAATCTTTTTCTAGTTTCATTGTCCGGGACCATTCCCCGTGCAATGAATTTCCAATACCGCTTGGTATTTCCTTCCGTCACGAGTTTGATAGTCGGGTTAAAAATGAGGCGGTCTTTTGCGATGATTTCGTTGAGGCGTTCGTTAGAGTACCAGACACCTTCTGCCAAATCATAATATGGCATGGCATGGAGAAAGTCAAACTTCCTCGTTATTCTGTGCTTATCCATATCATTTACGTTCGTTGGATTACAGAACACAACCTGAATTTTCTCAACTTTCTTGAGGATATCGTCGGGAAACTTGATCCAGTTACCGAAAAAATTATCGAAATCTTCTGTCGAAAAGGTCAGGGCATTATTCGTGCCGACAATGTTGTACTGTTCCAAACTCTTCACGAGGTTTTTAACATCAATAGAAGTGTCGGGCGTTGGCAAGAGATGATCGTTAATGACCTTTTTGATATCACAAGCCAATTTTGTGGGTTGATCGCCGTAGTCGTCGAACAGTCCGATCTTGGGGTCAGACAAGAAGATGTCGATGTCACCCATGGCCACTTGATTGTGGACAAAATTTCGCAAAAACGAGCCCGCGATAATAGCCGAACCAAAGGCCGTATTGTCGATGACTTCCTCGTCACAACCCACAAACCCCTTGAGCGTCGTGTTTAGGGTCTTTTTCACGTCATCACTGGTCAATGACATATTCAACCTTACCTTGCTTCAGAACGAACCCGAACCCGGCATAAGTCTTGCTATAGCCCATGGCACGACCGGTCAAGACAACTTCATCTCCTACCCGCAATTCCGATGCGCCTTCGACTTCCGACATTTTCTCCACGATGACAGTTATGCCGTTATACTTATCAACGCCAACTAGCATGTCGCGATGAACGCGATAGACGACGATGCGAACGATGGTCCGCTTACCGCGAAAGGATTTTGCATAACATCTTTCGAAGTCATGGAGTTCCTCGTCGCCGGGACGGTTGGAGACAAGTTGCAAGATTCTGTCATACTTACGTCTCGTCGGCGTGTTCTTCCGCGCGGACGCGGTGCTACGTCCACGTCGATCTTCGCAAAACGCTACAGGGATATACTTCGCTGGAATTCCATTCCATCTCGATGTGTCACGGTCGAATAGAATGCTTTCTGGATCAATCATCACGCCACCGTATTAGCCCACCACACGACAATGAAATGAAATTTCCCATCGTGGTCACGATAGCACGACACAGAAAACGCCATTTTATTGTTGGACAGATAATTCAAATGCCGATCCAGTTTCGTAGCTTCGTC